TACTAACGGAATATTGAAAGCTGGAGATTACTTTAGATTTACAGGACAGGAAAAAGTTTATATGGCAGTAGAAGATTTAAACGCAGACGGATCAGGAGAAGGTACGCTAACATTTGAACCACCTTTAAGAAGTGCTGTTACAGATAATACAATTTTAATTTATGACAATGTTGATTTTACTGTTACCTTAGTAAATGATGTTCAGGAATATAACTTAGGTATTCAAGGTTATTACAGTTACGAAATTGATGTAGCAGAGAGTTTATAATGGCTAGAGGATTAACAAGTGCAGTTAATACAGAACTAGCTACAGACAAACTAAATCCAGTTACTTTACTTTATCTAAATGTTGGTTCAGGTTATAGATTTACCGATCATTACAAAGACATAACTTTTGATTCTAACACTTACACAGCTTCCTCTTTATTATTAGGAGTTACTTCAACTTCTGAATCTTCAGAGATCACAGTAAGTAATTTAACTTTACAATTTACTGGTGCAGATCAAACCATCATATCTTTATTTTTAAACAATCAATATTTAGAAAGAGAAGTAGAAGTTTATAAAGGCTTCTTAGATGCGAACCAAGCTGTTATTGCTGACCCATTTTTATTATTTAAAGGTAGAGTAGAAAGCTTTGGTATTAATGAAACTTTAGATAGTTCTGATGTAGATATTGTGGTTACTTCTCATTGGTCAGACTTTGAAAAAGTAGAAGGCAGAAAGACTAACACCAACTCACAACAACTACATTTTATCAACGATCAAGGATTTGAATTTGCTTCACAAACAACACAAGATATTAAATGGGGTAGAGCATAATGCAAGATATAGTAGATTTATTTAGAAACTTTAAAAAGTATGACTCTATGGAAGATGCTGATTTAAGATTATACTTAATGCCTTCTTTTAATTTAAGACAATGTAAAAAGTTTTATGATGGAGATCAATTAGTTGGCTTTGTTAATTGGGCTTACATACATGACATAACAGAAAAAAGATTTAAGGCTTCAGGCAAGATTAAACCTAATGAATGGAAATCAGGAAACAACATTTGGTTAATAGAAATAGTATCAATTAAAAATACTTTTTCTATGATGCGTTGGGTTTATAATAACTTTAAAGATATTCTTAATGTAGGAGAATCTATTAATTGGTTAAGAACTGACTCTGATATTTATAGAGTTGGCAAAAAGTTTAAAAGGGAGTTTCACGCATAATGGGTGGTGTAGTAGATGCGATTGTAGGTTTAGTTGAAGGGTTTATCTCTTGGCTTATTCCTATGCCTGAGATACCTGAGTTTGATACTCCTGAAGAAGAAAAGGGTGTCTTAATAAACAAATCATCTAACAACGCACAAATCCCAGTTGTATATGGAACAAGGCAAGTAGGTATCACTAGAGTTCTAATGGAGTCTAGCGGAACAGATAATAACTATCTTTATATTGCTGGTGTACTTTGTGAGGGAGAAATAAACGCAATTACTTCTATTACTGTAGATGACAAAGAAGTTACTTTTGATGGTGCATTAACTCATGGCACAGTTAGAGAAGTTGATTCTTCAGATGCTAATTTTTACAAAGGTTCATCACATATTCAAATTCAAGCATTTATGGGTAAAGATGACCAAGTAGCTTCAAGTGTTTTATCTACTTTGACCAACTGGACTTCTGCACACAAACTATCAGGGGTGGCTTATGTTGCTTTACGATTAAAATGGAATCAAGATGTGTTTGGAAATATCCCAACCATTAAAGTAACAGTACAAGGAAGAAAAGTATTTGATCCAAGAACAAGCACAACAGGATTTTCTTCTAACCCAGCTTTATGTTTATTGGATTATTTAAGAAATGGCAGATATGGAAAAGGATTACCTGACTCTGCTTTTGAATCAGACTTTGCTTCTTTTAAAACTTCTGCCAATACTTGCGAAACACAAGTAACTCCATATTCAGGTGCTAGTGATATTAATTTATTTGATACCAATGCAGTTGTAGATACATCACAGAAAGTCATTGAGAATGTAAAGAAACTCTTAAACCCTATGAGGTCTTTTTTTACTTACACTCTAGGGGTTTATAAACTTCAAATTGAAGGAACAGGATCAGCAGTTAAAACGATTACTTCTGATAATGTAATAGGTGGTGCAAAAGTATTAGGAGAACGAAAAGGGAACAAATACAATAGAGTTATAGGAACATTTATTAATCCTGAAAAGAATTATCAAGCAGATACGATTAACTATCCACCAGCAGATGATTCAGCTTTACCAGTAGCTGATAGACACGCAACAATGTTAGCTGAGGATAATGACACTTTATTAGAAGGTAACTTTGAATTTAATAATATTACTAGTCCTTATCAAGCAGAAGCTTTGTGTGAGGTTATTTTAAGAAGATCAAGAAACCAATTACAAATACAATTGCGATTAACTTCTGAATTTTTAGATTTATCTATTGGAGAGATTGTGGCTATTACTTATCCAAGTGGTGGATTTAATGCTAAACCTTTTGTGGTGCAAGGATTAACTATTAATGAAGATTTAACAGTTGATGTACAATTATTTGAACACCAAGATAATTTTTATGCTTGGAGTACCAAGTCAGAAGCACCAACTATACCTGATACTACTTTACCCAATCCTTTTAATGTTCAACCACCAGCAAGTGTAACTTTATCTGACCAACTTATTCAATACAATGATGGTACTGTTATTGTAGCACTAGATATTCAAGTAGGTGCAAGTCCTGATAGCTTTGTAGATTTTTATCAAGTGGAATATAAGAAAAACACAGAAACAGATTATCAAATACACGCACAAGGTACTGGATTAAATCAAAGGGTTCTTAATGTGATTGACCAAGAAACTTATGATGTAAGAGTTAAGGCTATTAATAATATTGGAGTATCATCTACTTATGTATCTGCACAAAGAGTTATTGTAGGTGCAGTTGCTCCACCAAGTACAGTAACAGATTTTTCATGTAATATTCTAGGACAAGAAGCACATCTAAACTGGGAAGCGGTAACAGACCTTGACCTTGCATATTATCAAATTAGATATTCAACATTAACTACTGGTGCTGAATGGCAGAACTCAGTTTCTTTAATTGAGAAAGTATCAAGACCAGCGACTTCAATTTCTGTACCAGCAAGGGTAGGTAGTTATTTAATCAAGGCAGTAGATAAGCTTGGAAACTTTAGTATTAATGAAACAATCGTTTCTACTAATGTTCTTGCTATTGGAAACTTTAATAGTGTGGCTACTCAAACAGAGAGTCCTAATTTTACTGGTGCTAAAACCAACATTACTTTAGAAAACAATACTTTAAAACTTACCTCTTTAGCTTCAGATGGTATCTATGACTTTTCAGCACCTATTGATATTGGTGCAGTACATACTTCAAGGGTAACAGCTTCTATTACTCAGTTTGCAGAAGACCCTACTGATCTATTTGATAGTGGTAGAGGTTTCACACTCTTTGATGATGCAACTGGTTCATTTGACGGAGATTCAGTATCTAACTCCAACGCACATTTAGAAATAGCTTTATCTGATGATAACATAACCTATACTGAATTTAGAAACTTTGTTATTGGGGATTACACAGCTAGATATTATAAGTTTAGATTGTATTTAATATCAAGAGATCAGGCAACAACACCAGTGATTAGTGCTTTATCTGTAAGTATTGACATGGAAGATAGAATACAAAGTGAGAATGATATTGTGAGTGGTGCTGGTACTAAAACAGTTACCTTTACAAATCCATTCAAAACAGCTAATTACGCAGTAGGCATTACTGGAGAAAATATGGCAACGGGAGATTATTTTGTAGTTACTAATAAGACTATAAGTAATTTTCAAGTGACTTTTTATGATTCTAGTGATACAGCAATATCAAGAACATTTGACATGATTGCAAAAGGATTTTAATGGCTCAACACGATTATATAATTAATAACCAAACATTCCCTTCATTTAGAACGGACTTAAATAATGGCTTATCAGCAGTAGCTTCTAATAATAGTGGTTCTTCTGAGCCAACTACTACTTATGCTTATCAATGGTGGTATGATGTAGCTAACAATCAACTTAAAATTCGTAATGCTGATAATGACGCATGGATTACTATTGGAACTTTTAATCAAACAAATGACACAGTTGTTTTAGCTGGTACAGAAGCAACTCTACCAACTATTACTTCTATTGCTCCTCAAACAGTAGACAACACAGCTTCTAATATAGTTATCACAGGAACAAACTTTGTCATCACACCTACTGTAGAAATTCATTCTACTACTGGTGCAGTAATTTTAGCTAATACAGTCACAAGAGATTCAGCAACACAATTAACTATTAATGTAACTTTACCAACTGACGGAACTTATTTTATCAGAGTAGAAAATCCTGATGGTGGTGCGGTTCGTTCTAGCACAGCTTTATTAACAGTTTCAGATGCACCTACTTGGACAACTGCTTCAGGCTCACTTGGTTCAGTAGCACAGGGTGGAAGTTTCTCTGCAACTGTAGTAGCAACTTCAGATAGTGCAATAACTTATTCAGTACAATCAGGTGCGTTACCAAGTGGCTTATCTTTAAATACTTCTACAGGTGTGATAAGTGGAACTGAAAGTGGTAGCGATACAGGAGAAACAGTTTATAACTTTACTTTAAGAGCAACAGACGCAGAAACACAAACCGCAGACAGAGCATTTAGCATAACTGTTACTGTAGGCATCAACAATGGAATACAATTTAACTAATGGCATCATCATATTTAAATAGAACACAAGGAACACCAACAAGTAGAAAAACATTTACTTACAGTGCTTGGATTAAAATTTCTGAATTAAATGTTTATAATATTTTATTTGAGTCTGCTAGTGGCTCTCATAATTCTCAAATGCTTATTCAAAATAATGGTAATGGTAATGATTTTAGAGTGTACGATTATGATGGTTCAACTAATTTAAATTTAAGAACTAGTCAGGCTTTTAGAGATGTATCAGCTTGGTATCATATCGTATTAGCAGTAGATACAACTCAAGCTACAGCTTCTAATAGAGCAAAACTTTATGTTAATGGAGAGCAAGTAACTTCTTTTAGTGCCACAACCTATCCATCTCAAAACTATGATACTGCTTTTGCTAATGGTGTAAATATGCAAATAGGTCGCCAACAATCAGCTAGTGATTATTTTAATGGCTTAATGACACACATACACTTCATTGACGGACTAGCTTATGATGCAGATACTTTTGGCGAAATAGATTCTACTACAGGCATATGGATAGCCAAAACTTCGCCAAGTGTTACTTACGGAACGAATGGCTTCTTCTTAAAAGGAGAGAATAGCGGTGCTTTGGGAACAGACAGTTCAGGTAATGCAAATAATTTTACAGTCAATGGCACACCTAC